CACCACCGCAGCCACCATGAAACGAGTCGCATCCACCTGGATTGGTTCCAATCGTAAAACATGGCCAATACTGTTTCAAACGGAACAGTGTGCAGCAGCAACTACTTTAGCAATGAGCTACACCGGCATAGAGGACTATCAACGCAACGTTTGGTCCCTCTCTGGAATCTTCGACGGGATGTCGCAGACCAACGCCTTCGTGTTAGGTAAACTACACGGGGGCCGTCGGTTGGCGACCTCCTGAAGGGGTCCGGTCGCTGTTCCAGGCGTGTGTTGTGGTGAAACTAATGAGATTGTCCTCGATAAGGGGTGCAAGATCATTAAATTTCCCACCTGCAGCAGCGATCGCCATAACCGCCATATCGTACGTGTGGCGGGTCTCAGTAACACCGAGACTTATCAACCGAGCGTACACTACGACTGCTCCCACAACCAGGTTAGATCACTGGTTGGAAGAGTTGCTGGGGTCGTACCCAAGCCCACAAAGCTTGGAATTGAGCAGCTAAGGTTAGCAGCTACCAGAATCTCTCGGGCCCTTCCTAGGACTTCAGAGAATGACCTTTATGACATGCCACTTCGTTACTCTGGCGCCAAGCGAGCTCGTTATCAACGAGCTTGTGACGACTACATACGAGACGGCATCACGCAAAAGGACGCCTTGATTAAAATGTTCGTTAAACCCGAACGCTTTAATCCCGACGCTAAAGTTTGCCCTGATCCCAGGGCGATCCAGTTTAGGGGGGCGAAATACTGCGTGGCTCTTGCTAGATTTTTGCACCCAATTGAGGAGCATATCTACGAGCTCACATGTTGTTCTGCTGGAGTGCCACAAACTCGTAATGTGGCGAAGGGCCTCAACTCAGTCACGAGGGCTGAGTTACTCTGCCAAAAGGCTTCGTACTTTGACGACCCAGTGTTCATTAGCTTGGATGCGAGCCGGTTCGATAAGCACGTGGATGACAAGCTGCTAGCAATAGAGCATAGCATCTACTTGAAGTCCAATGGCAACCTTGAATTCATGATGTTGTTGAGTTGGCAACTAGTGAACCATTGCTTTACTAACCTTGGTATGGTTTATAAAGTAAAGGGTAGACGCATGAGTGGAGACATGAACACTGCAGTTGGGAACTGCTTGCTCATGCTCATGATGCTACTCGCTTTCTTCACCATCTTAGGGATCACAAAGTGGGACACCCTGGACGACGGTGATGATTCGGTTTCGATCGTGGAACGTCGAGACCTTGATAAGGTACTAGCTTCCGCTCACTCCATCTTCTTGACTTTTGGCCACGAAATTAAAGTAGAGAAAGTGACCGATGACCTATCTAAAGTCGTGTTTTGCCAGTGCAGCATGATCGAATACACACCCGGACGGAGGAAGTTCGTGCGTGAATTTAGAGCTGTAATGAGCAAATCACTGACCGGTGTAAGACACTGGGATAACAATACGTACAGACGTAAAGTGCTGATCGCCATCGGTACTTGCGAGCTTGTGTTATGCCTTGGGGTACCTGTGCTCCAAGAATTCGCACTAGCAATCTTGCGTAATGCTAAAAGAGGCCTCCTCAAACCGATTGACCTGGCTGATGCTCCCGAGGGACTTAGGAAACGGGCTTTACGAGATCTGCGCAATCTCGGAGTTCCCCTTCATGCCCTCGAAGCACAGCCCGTCATGCCTTGTGCGCGAAGTTCTTTTGCCACCGCTTTTGACTATCCAGAGCACCTTCAGATAATCTTGGAAGAGAGATTGAAGGCTTGGGTTTTTGAAGTGGATGGGCTGACCTTCGAGCATGGTGAGATCAACGTACCAACGTGGGAATATAACCCGTGTAGTACCGAGATTTATCGGTATTAGGAATATGTCTCCAAATAATGCACAACTTTCCAGGTCGAACAAGGCCGCAAACCTTCGTTCGAACAACACCGTGGCTCGAAAGAGTCAAAACTCCAAACAACCTTCCAACCAACTTAATGAATCAAGCGCGCTTGTTCACCAAGTATGTGGGTTGACCGACCCCTTCTGCGAACATTCCAGGGGGGCGAAGTTTCCCGACGACTCTAGCAATAGGTCGTTGCCATACCAGTATCACACGAGGGATACGTTCATCTCAGACGCCAATGGCGCCTTGTCTTTTGTCGTTCTCCCATCCGTGACCACCGACAGCATTGTTCCCAGCGTAGTTCTAGGTAACCTGTGTGGTCCTACAGCGTTGGTGCCACCACGCATCCCTCTCCTCCCAGGAGCGACCGATTTTCGTGTCGTTTCAGTCGGGCTGAGGCTTACTAACGTCGCACCTGCTCTCTCTGCTTCAGGACTTGTTTCTTTGCGTCTCTTCTCCGTTGATGACGGGGTTGGGATTGGAACTCAATACGCCGGCGATACTTATCTGGCCGCAGATTATCTTGATGTTGCTCTCAGCGACTGTCATGATACTTGTGCGGTACTTCCCCACAACTCACACTTCCCGGCGGAGACGTATACTTGTATCACGACTCCACCCACCTCGATCTTAGACTGGGTGGCATGCGGTAATAGTCCTCTCACAGTCACACTGTTAGGGGGCCCTCCAAATGTTTCCTGTCTGACTGTCGAGTTCATCATGAACGTGGAATTCTTCTTTGCCGAAGGGGGTGCACTAGCTTTGGCCGCTACGCCATCGCCAGTTAGCAACCTCCTTGTCACCCAGGCTGCGGCCGCTGTTACATCGACAGCGAAGAGTCTCATGATCAGCGGTGCAAAGCTCGCAAGCGATTAC